TTAACGAAAAAGATGAAGCATATTACGGAAATGCAAACTGGGTAGAACCTAAAGTTGCCGGAGGTACAATACCATTTTATCCTTTAAATTTGGTAAAAGAAACTCAGGGCGGGCATGTAGAAGAATTTGATGATACGCCTGGTGCTAAAAGATATAACAGATATCACCCAGCTGGAACATTTGAAGAAATAATTGATGATGGTAGTCGAATCGTTAAGATTATTGGCAAAGATTATGAAATGTTTCTTAACGGAAAAAATGTTTATGTTAATGGTAATTTAAATCTAACTGTTACTGGTGATAAAAGAGAACTAATACAAGGGAATTATTATCTTGAAGTTGAAGGTGATATGACATATAATCTCCATCAATCATGGCAAACAAAAGTTGAAATGAATCAAGAGACTGAAATCAGCGGATTTAGGGTTACAAATATTAAAGATGATGATAATCTTACAGTATTACAAGGTAATCAAAATCTAAACATTGTCACAGGTAGCCGAGTTGAGAATATTACTACAAATGATACACGTACTGTTCAGGGCAATGTGACATCGATTAATTATGGAACTAGTTCGACATTATCTGTTGGTAATACTACTATGACAATCTCTGATGGAACCCTGACAACAACTGTATCCGGTGACATTGTATTGCAAACTCCATCAAATGTAAATGAAACATTTGGCGGGAATCAAACAACTACTGCTGCTGGAAATATAGATATCAACGCAACACGGATTGACTTAAACTAATGCCTGCTGTATGTAGAGAAGGGGATGACCTCACAACTGGACATGTTTGTTCGAGTATCACACAACTTGACGAACCTGCTCAGTCGACAGTTTATTGTAATGGAATATTAGTTGCAAGAAGAACTGATAATACAGTATCGCATCCTTTCCCACCGGCTCCAGTATGTGCTCCACACGTTGCACAAGTAAATGAAGGATCTTCTACGGTATATGTAGCTGGATTAGAGTGTGCAAGAATAAGTGATGGCGCAGACGCCGGAGCAATGATAGAAGGATCGCCAAATGTGTTTGCTGGAGGGTAACAATGGCTACTAATCCATGTGGAACTGATACTAGTCTAGAAGATATTAAAGCTGCTCAAGAAGAATTAAATTCTATAGTCAGTGGCGGCGCAAACGCATTAGCTGCTATTAATTCAAAAGTATCTGAAATCGGAGATAAACTAAATAGTTTTAAGCCTGAGGTAAAAGAAGATCCTAACTTACAAAAGGAAATGGCTAAGTTGCAGGGTGCTGATCCAATTACGGCTGGTGGTATTATACAAGGAATTAAACAAACATTTGGCCCATTAGTTGATAACATTAATGAACTTATTGACGAAGTTTCTCCAGGGTTATCAGAAGCTTCTGATAAAGTTTCAAATAATCCATTTGATTTATCTGCATTAACTGAACTAGCTAGTTTATCGCCATCTTCAGCCGATGTTTGCAGTAAAGTAAAAAATATAGAAGTGAAAACTTTACCAGATGGAACACAAACAGCCGTAGAAAAACCAGCTCCTCCAGCCGTTCCGCAGACTGTACCATTAGTTGAACCATATAAAGAACCGCAAACACTTGCTACAAAAAATAATTTTTCTGCTGCTCTCTTGGCATTTCAAAGCGCTCAAAATTGGGCTCGGGATAAACTATTAAACGAAATGGAGCAAAGAGGATTTCCACCTCAGATCAGTGAACTTGAACATAAGAAAAATGGTAATCGTATGTTTTCTTATTATACATTCATTTACATCAAATATGCAGAAATTGTTGGACTAGATCCGGATCCAACCCTTTGGCCTAGAAGAATTACTCCTTGGGTTGAAGTTAAATACGCAGGAAAGCCAGAGTATATTGGAGATGACCCATTTGATGAGAACTACATTTATAATGAAGAATATGCTTATTTCCAAGCTGCAAATAATACAACATTTACATATGAAGAAGTTGTACAACGATTATATGATGATACGCCAGCCGAAGCCGCAAAAGTCTTTGTTGGAACTACCGCCAATAAGTACTTTAAAGAGATATAAATAAAAGAAAAGAGATTCTATAATGGCTAAAGTATTTTCAGTTGAAGACGGAAATTTAAGTAATGCTCCTTTAACGAGTAGTGTTACTCGTGTCTACAAAGATATTGATTTGTCTTTTACTCCACGTCCATCTGGAGATTTATATAAAAAAACTGATGCCGCTGCTGTTAAGCAGGCCGTTAAAAATATCTTAATGACAAATAGAGGTGAAAAACCTTTTTTACCAAAATATGGTGGAAATCTAAATGATTTTCTTTTTAACTTATCATCTGAATTTGATGAGTTTGATATTGAAGAAGCTGTAAACTTGGCTATTAATAATTATGAACCAAGAGCTAAAGTTTTACAGGTAAGATCAAAAATTAAACCTGAACAACACTCGATTGAAGTCGAAGTTAAATTTCAAGTTATAAGCACGTCTGAAGTAGAGACAACTACTATATCGCTTACGAGGTTAAGATAAATGGCTGTTATAAAATCAACTGATTTAGATTTTGATCAGATAAAAGCAAATTTAAAAACATATTTAAAATCTAAAAATGAATTTAGCGATTACGACTTTGAGGCATCCGGAGTATCTAATATACTTGACGTACTTGCATATAATACACACATTAATGGCCTAATTGCAAATATGGCTACAAATGAATCGTTCTTAGCTTCTTCGCAATTACGCTCATCTGTTATTTCTCACGCCGAAACATTGGGATATGTGAGTAACTCAAGAACTGCAGCTGTTGCAAGATTAAATGTAAAAGTTGAATCTACTGATACAAATACCCCTGTAATAGCTCTTCCAAAATATAGTACGTTTACATCTAGTATTGATGACGTTGCATATACTTTTCAAACACTTGAAGAATTCGAAGCCGCTAATGATGGTACAGGAAAATTTGAATTTAAAACCTCGATCGGTGAAACATCTATTCCAGTCTATGAAGGTATCATTAAAACAAAAACGTTTTTAGTCGGCCAAACCGAAGATGAACAAGTTTATGTGATACCTGACGAAACACTAGATACAAACACTGTTACAGTTTCTGTATATGATACACCAACATCAGCAAGTTTTACTCCCTATACAGATATCAATAATAATATTCGCATTGATACAGAATCAACTGTTTATATTATAAGAGAAGTACCGAATGGTTACTATGAATTAACTTTTAGTGATGGAAATGTTTTAGGCAAAGCGCCTCAAGCCGGGAATAAGATTGTAATACAATATATTAGTTCGAGAGGCGAAAAAGCAAATAATGGTACGGTTTTTGTAGCAGATGATGAAATCACTGTCGGTGGAATTGCGTATACCCCTGTTGTAACTACAACAGGCAGATCGGCTGGTGGATCAGCAAAGGAGAGTATCTCATCAATTAAAGGAAATGCTCCAAGAGCATTTGCTACACAACAAAGGCTTGTGACAGCAGAAGACTATCGAGCTTTAATTTTGCAAAGATATTCTGCAGTTTTATCAGACGTTGCTTCATGGGGAGGTAACGATAATATACCACCAGTTTATGGTAGAGCCTATGTATCATTAGCTTTTAAAACCGGTGTTGACGCAGTTACACAACAAGCAACAAAAGATTTAATAAAATCTGTATTATCAGATAATTTAGCTGTTATGTCAATTGATACAGTATTTACTGATCCTGAAACTACATTTTTAGAATTAGATACTAGATTTGATTTTGATCCAGATCAAACAAATCTTACTGGCAGAACTATGGCTGGTAATATTACAACACAAATTAAAAACTATGTTAATAATAATTTAAAGAAATTTGATAGTGTATTTAGAAGATCATTACTATTAGCCGAAATTGATGGTTTATCTCCAGCGATTCTTAACTCTACAATGGATGTAAGATTACAACAAAGATTTGCACCAGAATTAAATATTTCAAGAGATTATGTAATTAATTTCCCGGCTGCAATTGCTGATCCAGATAATACTGATAGACGTATTACTACAAGTAGATTTACGTTTAACGGCGATCAATGCCAAATTAAAAATAGATTAAGTAGTAATATATTAGAAGTCGTAAGAGTTGTTGATGCACTAGTAATTGTAGATAATATTGGATCATATAATCCAGGTAAAGGAACTGTAAGTATTACAGGATTTAATGTTTCAAACTTCGAAGGTACTGCAATTAGAGTTTCAGTTACTCCAAGAAATGAAAGTACAGTAAAACCATTAAGAAATTATTTACTTGATTATGATGATGCAAACTCAACAACTGTTGCTAATATTGATTATCAAAATACGGCAATTACTTTATGACAACTATTCATAAAATAGAAGATCGTAATAGGCGTGACCTAAATTTTTCGAAATCTCAGGTAAAAGATGTATTACCTGAGTATTTTCAATACGAGTATCCTAAGCTTATTGAAATATTAGAAGCATATTACGAATTTCTAGAAGACGATAATGATAATTCATTTAAAGCCGTTATTGACGATATACTAACCGCTAGAGATATTAATCAGAATAGTGATGAGAGTTTAGATCAGTTAATTAAAACAATTGGTAATGGTTTACAAGCAAGTTCGTTTTTTAATCAGCCTAGACTTATGGCAAAGTTACTTGCTAATTTTTATAGAGTTAAAGGCACATTAATATCTGCAGAAACTTTCTTTAGAGCATTTTATAATGAACAAGCAGAAATTGAATATCCAAAAGACAATATGTTTATTGTTAATGATTCTAAAATTGGATTTGAATTTAGAAAATTTATACAAGATAACAAGAGATACCAGACATTTTCTATCTTAATTAAAGTAGGTCTATCTGTCTCTGAATATGAGGAATTGTATAAAAGGTTTGTTCATCCGGCTGGGTTTTATTTAGAAGGGGAAGTACAATTAGAAACTGATGGAAGTATATTTCCAACTGCTTTTACCGGAGTTGATTCCGATGAAATAAGAAATATCCAAAATATCAGCCCAATATTAATTTCTCAAGCGACAATTCCATTACAACCGGAATTCAATTACTTAACTGCTTTAATAGATTCTAGTGATGGAACTCCAATTAGAATTGACATTAATGAGTTTATATACATGTACCAAACTATTACGCTATCGTATTTAAATAGTACGTATCGGTCTATTTCTGAATGGATTGGGCCAAACTCATTTACGTTTGATAATGATAGTGATGGTGGTTCTAGACCTGAGACAACACTTACATTAGAAACTATGGATAAAGATATGTTTACTCGATATCTATCCGATTCATCGATATAAATAAAATAGTATAATTTTAATAGGTGTAAAATGGCACGTCAAAATATTTCTACAGGATCTGCTGCTAATGACGGTACCGGAGATACGCTCCGATCGGCATCGAATAAGATCAATCAAAATTTTGCAGAATTATATGCCTTTTTAGGAGGCGGTGATAGCGCATCTCTGTCTTCTAATATTACTATAGAAGATACTGCAATTGCTTATGAAGGTACTACATATACTACTAGGCTAACTGCAGCTGATCCAAGTGGAAATGTGACAGCTGAAATTCCTGCTACTAGTGGAACGGTGGTGGTTGATGTAGCCACGCAAACGTTAACAAATAAAACGCTGACTAGTCCTAGTATTACTACGCCTAAAGTTAATACATCTATAAACGATACTAATAATAACGAAATTATTAAATTAACTGCTACTACTTCTGCAGTTAACGAAATTACTATTACTAACTCAGCTACCGGTATTGATCCATCAATAGAAGCTTCAGGCGAAACAAATAGAAATTTAGTTTTAAAAGGAAGCGCAACTACTGGAGCGGTTTTAGTAGAAAGATTAGCATTAGATACTGTAGATCAAGGAGCAAGTTCTACAGTTAATTTGTCTGCAGCACATGTATATTTTTCAGCATCAACACCATCAACTGTAAATTTACCAGATGGAAATGTTGTAGGACAACTTTTAAGCATTGTAAATAAAAAGACATTTAGTATTAATATTGCTCCTGTTAGCAGCAATATTGCTGGTGCAACTTCGGCGATCTCCGTAGAAGAAAACGAGTCAGTCCTTTTATTATGGGATGGAACAAAGTGGTATATAATTGGTGGATACGGATATTCGATATCTTAATAGGAAATAAAAATGGTAGCTATTGTAACTGATACATTTAAACATTCTCTGGCAGAAACATTCTTAAATGAATTACAGAATGGAAATGACTCAAATGAATTTTATATTGGGGTCGGACTTCCAATTGAATATCCAAATAATGACAATCCAACTACCCCTTTAAGAACACTCACAGAAGAAAGAGAAGCACGGAATAATTTATTAGCAATTAAGAAAATTTCAGCTACATCATTTGTTATTCCAAGATATAATTGGACCTCTGGTACAGTATATACAAGTTGGGATGATTCTATTGTTGGAATTCCATCTAACAGTTTTTATGTATTAACAGAAGATCAAGAAGTATATATTTGTCTTCAGCAGGGAAAAACTGCAGGTGGTACTGCTACTGCTTCAGTTGTAAAACCAAGTTTTTCAGATGCTGCTGTTGCACAAGAAAAAGCATTTCAAACTAGTGATGGGTATCGTTGGAAATTTATGTATTCAATATCCGCTACTAAAGCATCAAGTTTCTTAACTTCGTCATTTATGCCGGTACAAAGAATACCCTGGGAAGAGGCCGGAGATTCTATAGGATTAGACACATTTGAATTGCAACAGCTTCAAGTTCAATTAAGCTCATCTGGCGGTAGAGTTATTGGATTACGTAAAGTGTCTGGCGGATCCGGATATAATACGGCACCAAGTGTCGAAGTTGTTGGTAATGGATCTGGTGCTGCAGCAACAGCAACTATTTCTGGTGGACAAGTTGTTAAGATTGAAATGAATAATGAATCTGCAGCTCTAGGAAATGGATATGACTATGCTAACGTAATTATTAGCGGTGGTGGTGGCACTGGGGCAACGTATGAACCAATTATTACCCCAGCATTAGGTTTAGAACATGATCCAACAGTTTCTCTTAAATCGTCAAATATTATGATGAATACAAAACCAAATGGTATTGAAGGCGGAAGTTTCTTTGTCGAACAAGATTTTAGACAAATTACTGTAATTAAAAATATTTTAGAAAGAGGAACTATATCAAAATTTAGTGGGACTGCAGCTAAAGTTCCAAATTATGTAGTTATGAATACACCAGTTGCATTTACAAGGGATGATGTTATTAGAGACAGTACCGGAGGATCTGCCGGATTTGTTGTTGATGTTGATAGTACTAATGTTTATTATATTCAAAATAATTATACTGGGTTTAGACCTTTTGAAGATAATATGTTTGTTGAAGATAGCGCTGGTGCATTAGATGGCACAATTGATTCGGCAGCTAAACAATCTACAGTAGATCCTCATACTGGTGAGATTTTATACATAGAGAATAGAGCGAGAGTAGTAAGATCCACTGCTCAAACAGAAGATATTAAAGTAATTATTTCGGTTTAAGGTTAAATCATGGCAAATATTCTAACCAATACTACCTTTCAAACTACGTATAAAGATGACTTTATCGATAGTGATAACTATCATAGAGTACTTTTTAATGCAGGTAGGGCTCTACAGGCTAGAGAGATTACACAATCTCAAACTATAATTCAAAAAGAGATTGAAAGGGCAGGTACGAATTTATTTAATGAGGGTTCTGCCGTACGAGCTGGAAATATTACTCTTAATACAACATATGAATTTATTAAACTCGCATCTTCTTCTAATAGTTTAGCTACTAGTGCTTTAGTTGGAGAAAAATATTATGTTAGCGGTAATCCAAATATTGCTTTTACAATTTTAGAAGTTGTTAGTGCAACTGATACTGATCCTGCAACTTTGTATGTTCAATACGATAAAACAAGTGGCGGTACTTCTGGATCAACTGCTGTCCGAGTTCCTAATAACTCTGTTATTATTAAAAATACCAGTGGTATTGGAGATTTAAGAGTTGCGGCTAGTGATGCAACTGGTCGCGGGTCGAAAATATCTATTGGTGAAGGTGATTATTTTGTAAAAGGACATTTTGTATTTGTCAAAGAACAAAGTATATTTTTGGACAAATATGGACCAGCCCCTACTGTCGATATTGGATTTCAGATAATTGAAGATATCGTAACTGTTGATGACGATAATGCATTATATGACAATCAGGGTGCAGTTCCAAATATTGCATCGCCTGGTGCTGATCGTTATAGAATTAGCCTAACATTAAAAAAGAAAACAGATATAGCAGCAAATGAAAATTTTGTTTATGTAGCAAGGATCGATAATGGTCAAGTAATAGATGAATCAAATTACGGCCAATCATATAACATTTTACAAGATGTTATGGCTCAGAGAACAAAAGAAGAATCTGGTGATTATGTTGTCAGGCCGTTTATTGCAAAATTTGATGATTTAGATGATTCAAATTTGCAATTATCAGTCACTTCAGGTATTGCATATGTTGATGGATATAGATTAGATATTCCTGCAAGTAAAATTACTATACCAAAAGCGCAAGAAACAGAAAGTAGTACTAATCAAAACGTTGTAGTAACATATGGTAATTTCGTAGTTGTCAACGGAGCTAACAACGCAGGTCTTCCAAATATTAACGAGTTTGAAGAGGTTAATATTTACAATAGTACCGGTGGAACAGGATCGATTATTGGTACTACTAGGATCCGTGCACTAGAAGAAAATATTGGGTCAAATTATAAATTGTATTTATTTGATATTCAAATGTCAAATGGTGCAGTTTTTACTACAGCTAGAAGTCTTGGAACTAGTACATCAAACTTTTTTAATATAGTTCTAGAAAGTGGTGATGCGGTTCTCAAATCAACAGCAAATAATTCTTTATTATTTGATTTACCGTATAAAAAGCCAAGTGCTACCGGTGTATCAATTTCAGCTCTCACTGTACAACGTCGATATATTTTCGAAACTGATGGTACTGGAGCTAAAACTCTTTTAGCAACTGATGGAGATACCCTTACTTCATCGTACGGACACACTGCAGGAGTCTTTACTAATACCGGTGATTGGATAGTATCAACGCTGACTGGCTCAATCGTTTCTGCTACGATCGCTAGCCCGGGAACTACAGTTCAGATTTCAGGATTGTCTGCAACAACCCAATATGAATTATTAGCATATGTTGCAGTTGATACTCCAGTTGCTTCAACAAAACAATTGAATGAAAATCAAATTTTAACTAAAGCTTGGCCAACAGATGCTGAATCTGATGGTGCTGGACTTAGATATATCGATTTAGGTGTTCCTGACATTTATAAGGTTAATGCGATTAAACAATCTGATTCAGATGGTGCAGATTTATCAACTAACTTTATTATTGATAACGGTCAGAGAGATAACTTCTATGCTAAAGGCAGATTAATTGAACGAGGTGGTTCATCAATTCCTAATGGAAATATTTTTATTAAGTTTGATCATTTCACGATCAGCACACTCAAAGATTTCTTTTCTGTAAATTCATATGCAGGTATTTCTAATTTAGGATATGAAAATATTCCATCACATACAAAAGCAAATGGAGAAGTAGTATCGCTTCGGGATGTTTTTGATTTTAGATCATACGAGAATGCTAGTGGAAATTATACTCATGCATCTGGTATACATCATTTACCACAAAATACTGATACTATTACTGCAAGTATTGAATATTATCTTCCTAGAAAAGATAGATTAGTAGCTACTGTTGTTAACAATAGAGATGGGCGTATTGGTAAAGGTGATTTAAAAGTTGTACAAGGCGTTTCGTCATTAACTCCTCAATTTCCAGGAATTCCATCTGGGTCGATTCCCTTGTATGATATTGAGTTAAATGCGTATACTCTTAATCAAAATGACGTTACAACTTCTGCGTATGATAATAGAAGATATACGATGAAAGATATAGCTCGTTTAGAAAGAAGATTAGATGATCTTGTCGAGCTAACTACACTTAACTTATTAGAAGTTAATACATCTGTTTTTGATGTATTAGATTCAAGTGGATTTAGTAGAACCAAAGCAGGATTTTTAGCAGATAACTTTACAAATTATGCTTTATCTGAAAATACATCTACAGAATATAGAGCTACAGTTGATCCTTTAAATAATATATTAAGACCTGAAGTTTATGCCAATAATACAAGATTAATCTGGGATTCAGATGCTAGTGTTGCTTTATCAACTGAAAGAAAAGGAGATTTAGTATTACTAAATATTGATTCAGATATCCCGTTTGTTAATCAATTATTAGCTACTGGACAGATAAATGTTAATCCGTTTTCAGTAATTACACAAAATGGATTTGTTGAAATTTCTCCTGCATCTGATGTTTGGGTTGAAACGTCTTTTACTCCTGACATTATAGTTGGTGGTGCCGAAGCAACCCAAAATGTTGGAACACGTGTAGTTAACGATATTAATACATTCCAGTCTTCGTGGTTTGGCGTTCCTACTGGAGGTAGGGTTCAAGTTGTTACTGGAAGTTCTGTAATTAGAGATATTGTTGGTGAAAGAGTGTTGGATATATCAGTTATCCCATTTATGAGATCAGTTAAAGTTGGATTTAGAGCCCATGGGCTTAGACCAAACACAGCAATGTTCCCATTTTTTGATGGTATTAATATTAGTAATTACGCTAGGGCAGAATCTCAACTTATAAGAATTAGTACTACTAATTCAGATGTAGGAAATACTTACACTAATTTAACATCTCACCCAGATGGCACTAGTGCATTAATTTCAGATTCAGCCGGTGATTTAATTGGATCATTCATAATTCCAAGTAATGATAGTTTAAAATTTAGAACTGGCGATAGAATATTTAAGCTTTTAGATGTTAACGTCGATGAAGAAAATGACGCATCAACTGTGGCTCGTGCGACTTTTTCTGCTAGAGGCGTAATTGAAACAAGAGAACGATCAGTACGTACAACTAGAATGCTCGATTTACAGTGGATAGAAGATACATCTGTTCAAAATAGAGATCCTCTTGCCCAAACATTTAGAATTGATCAGTTTGAAAACCCAAATGGTTTATTCCTTACTAAAGTCGATATTTTCTTTAAGACTAAAAGCGCTAGAGGAATTCCAGTTAGTTTAGAAGTTCGAACTGTAGAAAACGGTATTCCTACGGAACAAGTCATTCCTGGTGCAACTGCATTTTTATTGGCTAGTCAAGTAAACCTACCATCAGATCAACCGTTGCTAGATGAAAATAAATTAAGTGATATTGTGCAAGTACCTACTACGTTTACATTTGAAGAGCCAATCTTTTTAAATTCTGGCCAGCAATATGCAATTGTTATACTTGCAGAAACTACTGAATACCAAGTTTATACTGCAAAGACTCTAGATTTCTTATTAGGATCTACACAAGCAACAGTAACAAAACAACCAACTTTAGGTTCTCTGTTTATATCTCAAAATGCTTCAACGTGGACTGCAGATCAAACTAAAGATTTAATGTTTAGACTATATAGAGCACAGTTTGCATCATCTGGATCTGCAATATTAGAAAATGTATCAATACCTTCAAGGCTCTTAGAAAATAACCCATTCCAAACAACGAGTGGATCAAGTACGGTTAAAGTTATTTCAGAAGGACATGGTCTAAGTAAAGGTGATAAGGTTAATATCTCTGGTTTAAATCTATTAGATTCATATGCAGGAATTGATGGTACATCACTAAGCGGTACGCGTACAGTATTAAATGTTGATCATACTGGATTTACGTTTGCTGCTGATTCAAATGCAAGTTCAACAATCCGGACTGGAAGTAATGGTGTTATCGTATCACAAAATATGATAATGAACTCGTTCTTCCCGACTGTGGAAACTCTTGTTCCAGAAAGTGTTAGACTCAGCGCATCGATTAAAACTACTGGATCTACAGCTGGCCAAGGTGTATTGTCTTATGCAAGTAGAAGAAATATTGGTCCTGCATTATCTTTAGCATCATCATATGTGCCTATAACATTAAATGAGCTGAATGAGCTAGAAGAACCTAAAGCAATATTAAGCGATTCAAATGAAAGTTTCCACCTTAATGCTAATGAAAAATCCTTTAACATGAAACTTGATTTATCTACTACAGATGATAAAGTTTCTCCGGTTTTAGATTTACAGAGAGCGGCAATCACGACCTTTGAAAATGTGATAGATAAACAAGATTCAGCGGCAACAGATGGATTTAATGTCCCGATATCTTTTGTAGCAGAAACTCATCCATCTTCTGGATCCGGAGCAGCAAAACATATTACATCTGTTATAACATTAGCTGAACAAGCAGTTGGTCTGAAGATAATTCTTTCTGCAAATAGACCTACCGATGCAGACTTTGATGTATATTATAAGATTGGTACTACAGATGATGTGTTTGATGATGTAAATTGGATATACGTAGAAAAAGAAGCTGAACTTCCGGCTGATAACGATAATATTACATTTAGAGATTATGAGTATCTTGCTGGTGGAATCGGCGGTAATCTTCCTACATTTACAAAGTACCAAGTAAAAGTTGTAATGAATACAACTAATTCCTCTCGAATCCCCATTATAAAGGATCTACGAGCAATTGCTTTGGTGACATAATGACAAAGTATATGAAGGTAGATGGTAATCCGGATTTAATCAGAGATAAAACTTCCGGTGCTATATTGAATATAAATAATAATGAAGCTTCTGCAGCTCGTGCTAGAAAATACACGAGAAAAATGCAAAAAGAGAAAGAAGAAAATTTATATATTGAAGTTGAATCTATAAAAAAAGATGTTAATGAAATTAAGGATCTACTCAATAAGATCTTAGAGGTATCAAATGGCAATAACAGTAATTAATTTATCAGATCCGGTAAGTGATTTAGTTACAAAGACTAATATTATTTCTGGCGATTTAGGTGACGTTGCATTATTAACTTCAGGCGATAGTAATGCTGTTGATGCTATTAATCAATTGATTGCAAGACCAACTACAGATTCTGCTCAAGTGGTATCTTTAGCTAGAGGTTCTTTATCTGTAGATAATACTAATGGCGGCGCTATTACATTATCATATGATTCATCTTCTGGGTCAATCGGTATCAGTAATTCACTAGGATCAACTACTACTATTAGTTATGATTCTGCTGCCGCTAATTTTTCTTTAGTAGATAGCTCGGTAAGTTCTGTTAAACTTAAAGATACCGTATCGTTAAGAATATTCGATGCCTCAGGAACTGCAGTTAAAACAATATTCGGCGCAGGTAGTTAAACATGACACGCCCATTATACTATGATGGTTTTGATCTGAGAACTATGAGTAGCTCCCAGGCGGATCGAGTAGTTTATTATTTACAACTTGCATATGCAAATCAATTAGATGCCGCCGGTGATGGAGCAATTTATGCAGCTGCTAGTGGCGGGTCAAGTATTGGTTCTGCCTTAGACACTAGTTCAACCCTACAAGACGCAACTCAAGCGGCGCCTTCCGATGACGGTTCGTTTCAGTCATATCCAGCTTATCCAGGCCTTGGTACCGAAACAGATACTACGTACTATTACCGACAAAATATTTCATGGCCATTATTTCCATCTAATTCCGAGCTAGATAGCGCATCATATTTAGCCTTAAGCGGAACTGATATACAAATTGCAAACACTAGTACAATTTTATACTCAATAATTTCACAAGCTATAAGTAACTTAAAATCAATAGATTATGTTGGTTCATACTATGTGTCTATTAACGAACCAGTAGTTGGAGGAGCTGGTACGTGGAGTGATAAAGGAGCTTGGTTTGTTGATAGTCGTTATAATGATGTTGGTAATACTACGTATAAATTATGGCTAAAAAGATCTTTAGTTACTGAACCAGGTTCTACTGATTTTCTTCCGTTATACTTAAATAATAATGATATAAAAACAGTTCAATTTTTTAACCAAAATCATTTTATGATTCAAGATATATTATTACCGGCTCTTACAAGAAGATTAACAGATTCAACAGTTGATTTAAGATATGAAATAACATCTGGGGTTGAACCAACTGGATCTCGCGGCAGCTTTTTAGACACTAAATATAATCAAGCTACTAATACTCAATTTTCAACTGGTACCGGTTTTAGCGAAGTATATACAAGTAGAAGTACACCGTTAACATCAGGAACAACGACGACTGTCAATACGTATTGGCTTAGATATAAAGGGTAAATTATTATGGCTAAATGGAATAATAAATCAAAAATTGCAAATGTTATTTGGGTAGATTTAGATCACACTCTTGCAAAAGTATTTTTTGAAAGTGATAAAATAACCGAAGTTCCCGTTATATCGATTAGTAACGAAAACGACGAGTTAGCTAAAAGAGTTAAAACATTATATACTGAAGCTGATATCACACAAAATACAAATGATTATAACAAATATCAAGGTGAAAGAGAAGTTTTATTTCAACAATTTTTAGAATCTTATTTAGATTGGAAAAATTGGAAAGAAAGCAAAACTAAAATACAAGAGCTAGAAGAACAATTAAAAGCAAAGCCTAAAGAAGTTATAGTTGAAAAGGTAGTTGAAAAAGAAATTGAAAAGGTAGTTGAAAAAGAAATTGCAGTCGATAAAATTGTTGAAAAAATAGTTGAAAAACGAACTCCTACCACATTAAGAATTATTTTAAATTTGGCTGAAGATAAAGCAAGTTTCTTTAAGTTAAAATTAGAAATATTTGAATTAGATCAGATTAAAAATTCAAAAGATCGCGAGATGAAGGCTAGTTTACGTAAAGCAAAGACTGTTCCAGAGCTTTTAGCTCATCTGCATGCAGCGATCCCTGATCTAGGAAATGAAGTATCTTCAGATCTGGATAAAATTCCTGTCCTAAACGTAGATAACTAGCATTATAGTGAAGATTTAAACTAAATTCTAATCGTTCAGACATATTAGCTTCCCATCTAGAAACCCATGTTTCTGGTATTAGTTTAAGTTTTAATATTTTCTTTACTTGATCCTCAATAAAATATTGCTCACCATTAACTGGACCAATTGTAGTACCGTTTTTAATGTAATATTCCATCCAGTAATCTGGTTTACTAGTAAACTCATCAAAGATATACTTACAGTCTTTTGGATAATATTTTTGAAATCCGCCCTGCAATGTATATCCTTTTGCGTCTTGCCACCATCCAGGCATGGATACAAATTCACCTCTTTGGATAGGATAATTAATTACATCCATGTAGTCATTGATAAAAAACATGTCTATATCAATGACAACCACTGGTTCATCGATATTCATATTCATAGGAATTAATTTATTCCATTGTAATTTACCAATGGATTCTTCGCGAATCCATGTTACATTTGGAATTTTAGAATTAATATAATCCTCATAGTGAGGACCATACTTATCGCCTATTCGTACGGCAAACACTCTTTGCATTTCTTAAATTCTTCTAAACTATCGTTATAAAGAGTAACTGAATACTGTCCACCCCCGTAATCCCATCTTATTGTATCACAAACTTTCTCATATGTACAATATTTTATTTCTTTATAAATGAACTCATCAATACCACGATAATACTTTACCATGTTATAGTCAAAGTCTTCCATAAATTTATTATATATGTAAGAACAATCACCAAGCCAACTCATAATAGAACTATTTAAAGGTGTATGCGCTGGATATCTCCACCAAGCTTCTAATAAGGTAAATTCAGTTCTAAGGAGATGCGAAATGTCACCTTTAATTAAAACATCTAAGTCTAAGTAAAGATACTGAGTTGCTATATGTTTGCACTCTTTAAATATCCGTAATTTATCATATACTCCACCTAATTGAGAATCGGTAATTATTTTAACAGAGTCAATCTGTAAATTACCTTTGAGCATATAGATGATATTATCTGTCCACCATTGGTCACCATATTTTGGTGGAGTATTAACTAATATTAGTTCCATGTACTATAAAATGTTTTCCATTAATATATGAATTATAAACTTTGTTTATATTATTTTGTTTAATTAGCTGTTCACAAGAAGTAATAGGATTGCAATCACCATTGTGCTGATCATTATCTCCAATTAAAATCATATCGCCTTCATAAATTAACCCAAGAGGATATGTCTTCTCGCAATTAAAGTTAACAACGCATCCTTTTAACTCGACATTATCAAATACAAAGTCTTTTATTTCATAATTTTCAGTGTCGTTAAAAAATGGATCGTAATCATACGCTCTAACTTCAATACCCATACTAATTAGATTATTGATTAACTCTTTTTTATCATTGCATGCAACTAATGTTACCGTATCATATTCTAAGAGTAACTCTTCCATAATTCCACCACTTCATCTTTTGCTTCATGCAATTCGTAACCAACTTCATTTAAATTATTTGCTTTGATATGAGACGTATTGAATAACGTAATTTTATTTCTAAGTTCAAACCATTCTTTATTATAGTTTGAAACTAAATCTTTAGGCCAATAGTTTAGCCTTTCATTCCGGTGATGTTGGTAAAACATATATTTGTCAAGTGACTTATATGTAAATTGAATCTTACTCCAATTATCATGAGTAAATTTCTTTAGCCATTCTGGGTTATTCCAATAAACAAACGAACTATTCACATGGCATGAAGTTCCTTTGCCATACCAATCATATGATCGACTCAACGGATTCCAATGATTCCATATCATAGTAAAATCACCAATCGGTTCTACATCCGTGATATCTTCGTGAATAAGAATATCTAAATCAAGCCATATGCCGGTTTCATGGTGATCCATTAATTTTAGTTTTTCATATGTAAATACACGATCTGTATTATATGGGCGAAGTATATCAATATGTTCTAATTGTACTTCTTCTCGCATGCCGGTACGATTATCTGTATAGCACGTAAGTGTAAATGGTTTTTTATAGTGAACCAATAAAGATCCGTATAACCTATTTACGTATTCTGGACCGTACTTAGTACCCCATTTTAATGTAAAAAAGTTCATTTATTTTTACCAATTAGCATATAACGGGTGTATCCATTTAGTTCAAGTTCACCTTCATAAAAAATCTCATCCATAGGATATTTTATTTTTACTTCTTGTAGAGAATGTACAGTGTTAATATGGTCTTCAATTTTATGAAAGTTATTAGTTTGAATAGCTATTAGATTTCCCCAACCTTCAGATTTAATTTTTAATTTATGATACCAGTTATCACTAAAATGCTCGCAACTAGTACTAATTACACAGTCTGGAATCGATTTTTCTATAACCGTATCTGCACATTTATATTCATAACCAGTTCTATATAATTGTTCTGTATCTGTAATATCAAAATAGGCTGACTTAACTTTCCAATTTTCTAAAAGCTCATTATTAAATACTTTATCACTGAGTTTCATTACAATTGGATCAATATCGAATATTCTCATTTTATCATAATTAATATCTACTTGGTCTAAATACAATCTGATTTGTCCCATCCATCCGGCATGAACATGAATCATTTTAAAATCTTTTTGAATTTTTGCAAGTTCTGTGACTAACCATATTTTACTTAATACTTGGCCACGGCTAAATGCATCTTGAATAATTGCTGGATCTTCACCTGATCGAAAATATTTATGGAAGATATCGAAAATTTCATTAGGTGTAAACTTTCTGAGCACACTAATAAACTCAACCATGCCAGCATCATTTGTCGCATTAATAACAGGTTGCTCCGCATACATACATTTTTCAATAAAGTCTACAAACTTTTTTGCATCCTCATCACCAACGAAATTCAAATATTCGGATAAACCTCTTACCCAATTCAAAGTGTTTTCAAACATGATATATAATCCTATGCATTATAATATAAGGTTATGTATATGAGTGATTTCCCTTCTGATACCTTCTGCGCTTTACCGTGGATGCACATCTCTACCCGACCAAACGGTCATATGAGGGTTTGCTGTACTGCAAATGCTTCAGGTGTTCAGAATGCAGACTCTACTAATAAAACCGCTTCAGATGCCGGCGTGCTTCGTAAAGACGACGGTAAACCAGCAAATCTAGCCCATACATCTCTTTTAGATGCTTGGAATAATACTTATATGTGTGAAACACGTAAAGCTATGATGCGCGGAGAAAAACCTACATCTTGTATAAAGTGTTTTAAAGAAGAAGAAGCCGGCCATCGATCAAAGAGGCAATGGGAAACTAAAAAATGGATTGATAAAGTTGGATTAGAAGAAATCTTACAAGATTATAATCCTGAAACCGGTGAAGTTCCCCCACGTGTTCGCTATATTGATTTACGCCTTGGTTCTAAATGCCAATTAGCTTGTGTTATGTGTTCTCCTCATGATTCGTCTGGATGGGTTAAAGAACATAAACAGATTTATCCAAAACTGATTAATGAAAAACTTCGCTTCACGCACGGGTGGGAGAAAGATACCGGTAAGTTAGCATGGACTGGTGGTTCATATGCGTGGCATAAAAAGAATAAAATGTTTTTGCCTGAGCTTTATACACAGATTCCTACATTAGAACAATTGTATTGGGCTGGTGGTGAAGCTCTTATTATGAAAGAGCATTACGAAATCCTTGAAAAAGTTATTGAAATGGGATATGCTAGCCAAATCGAATTGCGCTATAACTCAAATGGACTTGAATGGAGAGAAGATTTATTTGAACTTTGGAAAGAATTTGATAAAGTTATTTTTCACTTCTCGATTGATGATATCGAAGATCGTTTGCATTATGTTAGATACCCATCTAATTGGGATGAGGTTGAAACACAATTGCATAAACTTGATAATTATCCTTATGATAATTTAACACTCACGACCGCATGGACCGGCATTTCTCTTAACTATTATTATATGCCTGAGTTTATTAAATGGAAAATTAATAGTGGATTTAAGAATCTAAATAAATGGCCAAATGGTGCCGGTATTTTTTCTTGTCATCTTGCTTATTGGC